GGCTCGTGATCCAATACTGAAGGTTAATCCAGTATCGGGTTAGATCACGGGCCGAGTCGTTCACGCTTGGCAAGCCAGAGCGAGAACCTCCTTAGCGGGGGGTTTCCCCACACTGAGCTCCGAAAGGTAAATCTAGAGAAGACAGCCACCGCTCCCGCGTGTCAAAGGGAGAGCGAGCTAACCGTAAGGCTGGCGCGCTATCTCGAAAACAACGGAAGTTGGCAGTTGCCCACTCCAGACGATACCAATCTTCGCTCAGCGGACTCGGTAACGTTCCACGTCACCATGAGTCTCCACCGCTACCAGCTGTAGGGACGGCGAACTTCGATACGGAGTTCCCTGACCTCCCATCATCGGGCGCTCAGCAAGCACGTGGCCCTGAGAGACCCTCCGTCGGTAAAGACGGGGGCATTCCTCGGGCGCGCGACTCGCGAAGGCGCTGCAGCAAACCCGCTCCGGGTAGAGCTTCTCCATTGGAGGACTCTCCGGGGGGGACTGCAAACGATGATGGCTGGAAAGGAACTCCGTTCTTAGAACGTGTTGTCCTTGCAGCTGCGGCGGCGTCGGCCGTCTCAAAGACTGAGGCAAGTCGGTTAGTGGAGATGGAGTTTGCCCGCGTTGGGGATGCGTCCTCCCTTAAGAAACAGTCTGCTTCTCGGCGAACGAAATGGATCCTAGGATCCGGATCGCGAGTCGATGCACAGATGAGCTTCGTGGGAAGGGCGTTACCCCCTGGCAGCCGTGAGGCTGCTGCGCAGGCACTCCATCAACACAAGTCGGACTATACCTCTAACTTTGTGACGGACGGCGTCCATCTCTCTGCATGCACTGCTTTCGTAAAGCGGTGGGCGAAGACTAGACTGGTTAAGCCCAAGGTTACCCTTGAGCCGCCAGCCTGGCCTTCTGGGAGCTCTTGCTTTGAGCGGACCGCCAAGAAGGGTGGGACATTGTCCTACCTCCTTGAACGGTCTGCCGAACAAGAACCCCCGACCCACTACCTTTCGGATGCAGTTGCGGTCGAAGTGGCTCTGGACATCGGCCTCTTTTCATACGCGTTAAAACGCATGAAGGAAGGCACGGTCCCGGAACACAAGATCGCGTGTATAACAGAGAGAGGGTTGAAGACTCGGGTGGTCAACGTGGGACCGGCTTATTGCCAAGTTCTCGGCCATTCGGTGCGAAAGCACCTCTTGCGCGGACTTCGGTCCACGCCTGGCGCCTACCAACCTTTAGTGGGGGCAGAGGATGATGAAATCTTGAAGCTCTTCGAAGGGTCCAGTGCGGAGACAGTTGTCTCGACTGACCTTACGAGGGCCACAGATCTCATTCCCCTCGACCTCGCTAAAGCGGTGGTGGACGGATTAGCTGATAGCGGTCGCCTCTCTTCATTGGAGATCGATGTGCTGAGGCTCCTTACGGGGCCCCAGTTACTTCGGTATCCTGGAGAAGACGTTTCCGTTACCAGCTCAAGAGGAATACTCATGGGTCTCCCCACCTCCTGGTGCATTCTGTCACTCATCCACCTTTATTGGTTGGATGTAGCTAAGAATGCTGCCTTGGAGGCTGCGGGAAGGAGAAAGCCTCGCATTCGATCATCCATTTGTGGTGACGACGCTTTGCTCGCGACTACGGTCGTGGGCGCTGCTTCGTACGCACAGTGTGTGAAAGACTGCGGGGGGTCTCCTTCCCTAGGAAAACATTATGAGTGCTCTTCTGGATCTGTCCGCCGCTCGGTCTTCTTGGAACGCCTCTACGAGTGGGTTGTTGTAGACGGTAAACTCCGAAACGGGATTCGCTTTGCGGCGATTCCTGTCAAGGGATTTACGTCTCGCAACTTACCTAGAGACTTCCTAGAGGACCGGTTGGTTTCATGTCGTTCCTTTGGGCTGCGACAGATTTTGGGAATTGACTCGCTTTTGAGTCAAAACCTATGTCTGGAGCGACCCCTCAGGGACTACATGATTAGGCGTGTGGCGTGGTTGCCAAAGTACGCGGTCGAGGTGTTGGGCTTGATAGGAGGGTTCCCACTCAAGTACGGCGGCTTTCCGCTCTCTCCCCGGCCGTCTGACGTTAGTCAGGCGATCGAGGTCCGAGATTCCGGCAAGTCATTCTCTTTGGCGGTCCAACGTGAGTTGGATCCGGCGTGGAGGATGGCTGTCAGTTTCCAGGACGGAGGGCGGGAGCTTGCTGTACAGGAGGGGGAGCTCGTGGATCTGCCACTGACGTACGACCCCGAGGTCTCTCAACCAACGCCCGGATGGGTAGTAGTTGAGGAGGACCAAAGGTTCATGCGCACAGTGTTGCCGATCTACCGTCAGGTCCTTTCCTGGTCGGCGGGCCCTACTCGACGCACGATTCATCTGCGAGCTAGCGACTTTCGTCGTTCGCTTGCAGCGCTTCGCGCGAAGGGTAGAGGTCAACCTTCCGGGTTGGGAATTGACGTCCTAATCGGGCCCGCTCGCATCGAGTGGCGTCTCCCTAATAGAGAGACTCCGGAACGAGGCTTGAGCTGGTACGACGCGACTGAGTCCAACCGCTCGGTCTACGAATCTGCCGTCTTCGAACTTTTGTTAGAAGACGTTGGACTCGCGGACCGCTACAGAGATG